CTGCAACGGCTCCGGTTGGTTCTGTCAATTCATCTGGCACTAGCGCTGCCCTTGGCAATATGTTTGATTTGATTGGTGGCGCGGCAACAGGCGGCAAGTCTATTGTCTTGAAAGAAGTATTTAAATTTGCAAAAAACCGCGAATTGCGTAAAGAAGTAAAGCGGCTTTTGGATTAAGGAAATGACATGACGAAGCAAGCGGCCATTACCCCTTATCCTTACTTCACCGACACTAGCGGCACTGCGCTTGACGGCGGCAAGATCTACATCGGCACTGCTGGGCTAGATCCCCGCACCAATCCGATTGTCGTCTATCAGGACGCTGCCAATACGATTGCATGGGCGCAGCCTTTGCGGACTGTCTCGGGCTATCCTACTTATCAGGGGGCGGCTTCTAATTTCTATCCGTCCGAAGGGTCATTTTCAATTCTTATAACAGATGTTAATGGCGCTATCGTAACGCGCGATTTAAATGTTGTATCAGTTACCGAATTTGCGGTGCAAGAAGCTGAATCCGCAGCCACCGCCGCCGCTGATGCTGCAATTATTCCATATGTTGAAGAAGTAACGTTGCTTGCAAGTTCTGCTAATTCTTCTGCAACTAACGCCGCCAATTCCGCCAGCGCTGCCGCCATTGCCGCTGCCTTCCAGCGCGTCCTTGCTACCACACCAAGCGCCCTGCCCTACGAGGTCAAGACCATTACCCTCGGCACTGCTGGCACGGGCGCAAGCGTATCGGGCGAATTTGCTCTCACTGTCGCGGGCGGGCCGATTGGGCATACGGCATTTGTGACGATTGCGGGGGGCACTCAAACCGGCGTTCGCATCGGCGATCGCGGTATCTCGACCAGCGCCACGGCTCCGACCTACACCCTGCCCACGATCACCGGCCTAACCGGCGCAACGGCCCCCACGGCCACCACTGGCACGATTGGCGTCAATGATGTGTTTAGTGCCCCCACGGCTGACGGGCTTTCGGTGGGCGCGTGGGGGAATAATGCGGGGTCGCTGGCAACTGCACCGTTTGGCCTTGGCCAATCCACCATGCCATTATCAGCGTATAACGCTCTAATTCAATCCATCATCTTTCAAGGTAGCGGCGCAACGCCTTATAGCTTGAGCCTAACGGATGTGGATGGCTTTGTATTTGGCGGCATTGCGCCCGATACCGTCAAACTGAAATCGTGGCTACTCACCACCGCTGCACTTTTTGGCTCAACCGGCATTCTTTCGCGCGTGGACGCGGATGGGTTCGTTAGCGATATTCTGGACAGCACGGGCGCTTTGGCCGCCCCGATGTTTATCCCTGAACCGGCTGTGACTAAACAGCGCCGGTCTGCTGATCGCATTATTCGTTCAGCCCAGCGCCCCATTGTCACGACTATTGCTGGTTCTGATCCCGTCACTGTTGGAACGGCTGGCGCAAATTCCACAATCAACACTAGCTGCACCACGGCATTTAACACTTCAACCGGCATCGGTGGGGGTGGCGCGGCTTCTGCGCAAATCAATGACGCTCGGATTGAAGCTGTCACTGGCGCGCTGGTCAATGATGGCGTAGCGGGCTGGTCAAGCAAGACGCTGATCGGCACTGATAACGTGCGCCGTCCGAATAGCGGTGCGGGTATTCGCCTCGGCTTTGACGGGCAAACAATCGACTTTGGCGTTTCCACGGTGGGAAGCACGGACAGCAACGCGAACAAAATGCGCATCCGCGTAACTGACCTTGCCACGGGCCAGCGTTATTTCACCGCGTCGGCTGATTATGCTCTGACCTATAACACCACGAAGTTTTATAAAATTGACTTCGGTTCGCGTGGGCGGCGTTTGATAGAGGTCTATATCGGTTCGGCGGTTGCGCTGACTTGCATCAACTACGGGCCGAATGACAGCATTTGGAAAGCGCCAAGCGCTTCGCCTCGCACGGCGGTATTCGGGGATAGCTGGACTTATGGTCTGCATTCTTCCGGCACCGCCTATTCGGGCGTAAAATCTGCACTTGGTCAGGCGATGGCCGATGCTCTGGGTGTCGAAAATCCGTGGATTTCTGGTGTCCCAGCAACAGGCTGGTGTCGGGCCAATGGCAGCTATGGAAACTGGCTTGACCGTATCCAGCGGGGCGACCTTGCCCCTGCGTTGGCGGGCAATCTTGATCTAATCGCGTTCTTTGGCTCCATTAACGATAGCGCTTGGTCGGACACCGATGTTTGCGCAAGCATGGGCCAAGCCCTGCGCACACTGCGCCAGCAGCAGCAGAATGCGGTGATCGTGGTTTGTGGCCCGCAGTTTGTGAATGCCGCCCAGACACCCGCCACCCGCTATACGGCTATGGGCCTTGCGGTGCAGTCGCTGAATGATCCGGCTATTCTGTGGGTCAACAACGGCCCGACCGGCAGCGATCCTTGGTTAACCGGAACAGGCACAACATCTGCGCCTACCGGCTCGGGCAATGGTGACATTTATATCGGCCCCGATGGCGCGCATCCGGTGGACGACACAGCAGAAGCATATTTTGGAAATCGTATGGCGGCCAGTGTTCTGCGCGCCGTCTCGGCATGGAGGTCTTAATCATGGGCGTTGCAATTAACACTGGCGATACTGTCGGCGCAAAATATTCCAGCGGGCTTATCACCCCCGCGCAGGCATCTATGGTGGGCTTGTTTATCATGCTGCCAGATAGCACAGCGGCGCTTCCTGTGTCGGCTATTGCTAAAAATTGGGCACCGGGCGGCGTTGACGCGGCTATTGTCGGCGCTCCCGTTTTGGATGGTGCGGGCTTTGGCGCAACGCTCAAATCGGGGAGCAACTATCTCCAAACCGGCATTTACGAAACCGACAACATGACAATGTTTGCCATCCCCAAGATCGGCGGCGCTGGCGCTAACTCCGGTTGGCCAATCTCTAACTACCCATCGCCGCGTTCTTTGACCGATACTACCAGCGTGATCGGCACAGGCCTGCAAATGTCAAATTCCGCAGGCAGCCAAGTCCTGACGGGCTTTTTCTCGAAATATAGCGGATCACCGGGCGGGGCTTCGGGTTTGATTGGGCCTTCAGGTGAAACGATTGCGTCTCCCTCGGGTGCGAGGGCTATCGCCCTACGTGATGCTGAAACAGCGGGGACGGTGACGTTCAACGACCTGACCTCCGGCGTCAAAAATTCTGCAACTCGTTCGAGCGGCGTCCGTGACAAGGGCAGCGCTCCTATGCGCCTTGGCTCAAGCTATTCCGCAGACGGCCAAGACCCTATCGAATATTATATGTTTGCTCTCTGGAGTACGTCTCTTTCCGACAGCGATCTGGCCTCCTTTTACACATGGGCAAAGGCATTCTGCGCCCGCCGTGGCGTTGCGATCTGATGCCCCCCGATCTCAAATCCGCAATCCGCGAGGTCGAGCAAGGCCACGCCCAGCGCATCGCCAAGGCGGGCTGCTGGCTGGTTTGGCGCGATGATTCCGGCGTTCATTTTGAACAGTTCAACAACGAGGAGTAACTACTATGTCTGGCCCCAACCAACCTTTGCCCACCCCAACCCCAACGCCCACCCCAACGCCTGCCCCAACTCCGGCAGACGTGTGATGGAGTGGCTCCCTACTATGCTGGTGATTTTCCCCTTCATGGTGGGGAGCCGCCGAAAGCTGTTCGCTTGGTGCATTCTGTTCGCCGCTGGCTTAATTGAGGGCGCAGGGCGGGCGGAAAGCATATGGCTTTTCGTGAGTGCCGACGCTTTGGCGGGCTGTTTGCTGGCCTTTGGTTCTAGGCACCTTGCGTATAAAGCCATATCATTGATTTTCGTAGCAATGTTGTGTATTCATGGCGGAACGCTGGCGCGCATATTGGTGAGCGGCAGTGCGGATATTTACGCCTATGCCAGCATGGAACGCGCTTTGGGATGGGGGCAATTGGCTATTCTGGCTGCATGGGGGGGTATAGATGCTGCTCGATATGGCATTGCTTGCTCTCTGCGTATTTTCCGCCATGCTCATCATGCTGGCGGTGTGCGATGAACGCAGTTCTGGAGATAATCCGACAGAATATCGCCGCAATCGTAATGGGGGCGATCCTAGCGTTTCAGTCCTACACCACGAACAGCACGAAAACGAATGAGGCGCTGGTTAAGATCGATGATCGGCTTGCCAAGATTGAAACGCTGCAAACCCAGATCCCTTGCGTTATTCGCCAGCTAGACCGGCTGAACAACGGCGGGAACGGGCCTATTCCTTGCGACATTGGGGGGAAGTGATATGACAATCTCACTATCGGCAAAATCGCTCTATCGCCTTGAGGGCGCGCATCCAGACCTTGCCAAGGTGGTTATGCGGGCGGCGGCAATCTCGGATCTGGACTTTACTGTCCTGGAGGTTTTGCGGACTGTGGAGCGCCAAAAGGAATTGGTGGCCAAGGGTGCCAGCAAAACAATGAAGTCGCGCCACCTACCAAGCGCAGACGGCAAAAGCCGCGCTGTTGATCTGGCCCCCATGATCGGGAGCCAAGTGTCTTGGGATTGGCCGCTTTATCACAAGCTAGCCAAGGTGGTGAAGCAAGCTGCCGCCGATGTTGGCGTTCCGATTGAGTGGGGCGGCGATTGGGCGCGTTTTCGTGATGGGCCGCACTGGCAGCTTCCTTGGGGGGCCTATCCATGAGCCAGCACCATAGCCTGATCGCCTTCATTGCCACGCTGGTAACGCTGGTCATTGTCTTGGCGCTGTCGTTCTGGGCGGTCTATCTTGTGCCGGATGCTCTGGGAAAGATCGAAGCGTTCGGGCTGGGCAGCATCACCGGCGGCTTGACCACGCTAGCCATGTCGTTCCGCCCGCGCCAGCAACAGGACACGCCGCAATGATCCCCCTAACCCTCCTAGGCCGCCTCTGGGGCCTCCTGTCGCGCCTAGGCTTACAGGCGGGGCGCTATCCGGTGCATTGCGCTCTGGTGGCGTCTCTGGGGCTTTGCTGGCTATCGTGGCAGCGTGGTGACCGATACCGCGACAAGCTGGCTAGCACGAACCACGCATACCAGACCGCGCAACGGGAAGCCCTCGCCGCCGCAGAGCAAGCCAAATCCGCCCAAGAGGCAAAATACAGGAGCCTAGCCAATGCCGCTGATGAACGATACCAAGCGGGCCTTGCGTCCGGTAGCAGCCGCCTTGCTGCTTACATTGCCGCTCATAGGGTGCGGCCCCAAGATCCGCATCCAACCGGCCAAGCCATTGCCAGCGCCCAAGGTGGAAGTGCCGCAGTTCTTCCATACTTGCCCGCCCCTGCCCTCGTGGCGCTCCCCGAACGAGACGTGCAAGCCTGTGACCAATGGGTGACCTATGGGATGGCGGCTCGGGAGTGGGCTTTGGGGCTTAACCGCTAGGCCGATCACTGCTTGCATATCGCTAGCGTAATGGGGGGGATGACCTACGGGTGCATCCCCCAGCCCTCGTGCAGGGTCAAGTGCCATCACCCCACCTCCCCGATCTGGGCGAGGTCAGGCACAGGCTGAAATTGTTCGAGTGGCTTGATTTGCCCATGGACGCGGGGGAGGGTCTTAATCCCCAAGGCTTTACGCAATTGCATCGCAAAGCCCATGCCCTCTTCGGCGTGGCTATCATTCGGGCAGCATGTCGCATAAAGCAGGAGGGCGTCGATGATCCCATAGGCTCGATGCGCTATGGATCGACGGCTTGCCTCCACCTCGGCCAGCTTGGCCTTCTCCACATCCAGAACTTCCATGAGCATTTCTTGCGTCTTCACGGCACAGGTTTCACTGATAAGACGGGCCTCGCGTTCCTCTCCCAGTTTGGCGGTGAGGGCGTCTGTTCGCTCTACAAAACCCTTTCGATACTCATCAATCTGGCTGCTGTAATGGAGAGCCTTTTTGACAGCATCAATAGCTTTTGCATCACCGCAGATCACATGCCCATCCCAGCTAAGGCCGGATGAAAGGTCGCGATCCTTGTATGCAATCCGATCCAGTTTATCCTCCACCTCAGCCAGCTTTTGCAGGGTGGCGGCGAGTTTCGCCACATAGTCGGCTTCGTAAAATTCTGCATGGGTAAGACCTAGCAACCGCAGCGCCTCGGCAATGAACTCGTCCCGCACTTCGCCGGATGGGGCAACTTGTAACGATGGCTTACAAGTTGGCGCAGTCTGTGGGGCTGCGTAGAGCGGGGTTTCTGTGTAGCCGCGAGGAACTACTTCACGCCTATCCACCCTCACTTCCAGCGTCTTGAAGCCGCCGCTATCATACATCCAAGCCACAGGCTCCCCCGCGCTCTGGTGGTCGGTGAGGGCTGCGATGGTGAACTGGATAGCAGCGCGCACTGTATCCGCGTTTCGTTCAGCCTTTGGTTCAAAGGACGTTGATAGATAAAAATCTTTCAGAAGTTTATCCACCAACTCACTCGGCATATCAGTCATGGCATGTCACCTCGAAATAATAGAAAGCCAAACTCAAAATGATCATCATTAAAGCACATATTACCTTCCTGTGTATTTTCCGGTAATTAAAAGTAAGCCAAGCGCAAGCGCAACAATGATCAAAATTGCTTGTGGTATAGTCATTGGCTTGGCTCCTGCTTGGCGAGACGATTAGCGCGGTGTGCAATCTCAACAGCCCGCCCGCCACTCGGTGCGCAGATAACTTCCTGCATCGCTTTGCGATAAATTTCCTCTCGGCGGATAATCAGGTCAATTGTTTCCCAAGCAGACCACGGATCGTCGCCCTCTCCGACTGCTTCTGCGATTTTCTGCAATTCTTCCTGCGCCTCGCCCAGCCTCTCCTCGGTGGAAGCAAGTTCGGCGCGAAGGGTTTCTGTAGCTTCCTCGATTAGAATTTGTTTGAACATTGCAATTCGTATAGTCAGCCATTCGGGTATAGGTTTAGCTGTGTCGAGAGCGGACGGCTCGTAGCCCATTGCATTGGCAATTCGCCGCCAATCTTGCACAAGGCCATCCGTATATTTCACGTTCCGCTTCAACTCCTCCACCTCGGCGCGGAGGGTTTCGATTGCGGTGGCGGCTTGGCGCATATCGCCAGCGGACAAAAAACATTCGTGGTCGTCGTTCTCGCCCCACGCTTTATTTTTCAGCAACGCCACCAACCGACCATAATCAATCATCACTCAGTCCTTTCGTGATCTGGGCGGGGTCGAGGGTGCGGCGTATTGCCTCTGCATACTTCACGGGTGCCGCCCCGTATTCCCAACATTGTTCTGCACATTGAGCCGCCGCCTCAATCGCAGCCCTAACCGCTTGCTCTTGTGAGGCGATCCGGTGGCGGGCGGCCAAGATCACCACCATGTCATTGTCGTGATTGCCTTCCAAAAGCGCAGCAAGGTAGGCGTGTTCCTCCCCCTGCAAGCGCAAAACCGCTTAGGCAAATTCCCTATCCGCCGCCGTCACTTTCACCTGATCTGTCATGGCATGTCATCCTCGTAAAAGCCGGGGCGAAGTCCGCTTTCACGGCCAAAAGGTTCAGCCGGTTCTATCACGGTGGCAGGGGCCTTCTTTGGCTCCTGTAGGGGTAGGGCGCGGATGGCGTCTGACGCATGGAAGGCAAACGGCCCTTTAGCGTTCATTGCGGGGGCTACTGCATTCGCCGCCCTCCCCTTCATCTCCGCAGCCCGCTCGTCGCCATAGGCTCGGAGGGCGGTGAGGACGGCTTCAAGATGAAGCACCAACGCCAAATCGGCCCAGCTCGTTGCGCATCTGGCGGAGAACGGGTAGGCCGCCCGCAAGATAGCCTCTGCGTGTTGTTCTTCGGTCATCGCCACCCCCCTGAAATCCCCCACATCGTAATAATGAAAAACACGCCTAGGACAGCAAGGGCGAGAACGCCTAAGCCGATCACACCGGCAAGAATGTAAATGGCCCACATGGGTATTGTGATGGTCATTGGTCGCCTTTCAGGGTTGCGGCGCTGCCAGATTGCGGCATGAGCGGGTTACCTTGGGTCAGCATATAGCCGCCCGCCGCGTTCACCCGCTCTTGCAATTCGAGCGCGGTGAGGATGGTTGGGAGGTTGTTGCGGAGAAGGTTTGTGATGCCGGTCTCAATTGCCTTCTTTTCGTCCCGCTCGTTAAGCCAAGCTGGATCGCCCGGAATAGACAGCCACGGGCCTTTTGCATCCGCCGCCAACTCGCGCAGGGTTTTGGATAGGTCGGTCATCGTCTCAGCCATGAAATTGTCTCCTCTTTCTTTGCGAGTTCGGCTTCAAGGTCGGCAATCCGGCGCGCCATCAGCGTTTCGCCGCCGTGGGCGCAAACGGCCTTGCGAACTTCCTCGCCCTTTGTGTAGTCGGCATATGGGTAGCGGTTCATCGCCCAAACTTTGCCGGTTAGAAGGGCTTGCATCGTCTGCTCGACCATGTAACGGACTTGCCCCGCCACGTTCTGCTCGGCATCCGCCAGAAGCCAATCGGTAACATCGCTCCACAACTTATCACGGAACTCGTCAGCCACTTTGTCCACCAATGGCTTGAGGTGTTCGGCATCGAACTTAGCTATCATCGCTTCTGCAAGTCGGTTGCTGGCTCGATATTCAGGGCCGAGCACGGGACTGATTGAGGTATCATCATCGGTGAAGGTGCAGTCGGTCATTGGGGGTTCTCCATGAGATAGGTGCGGATGGCGAGGCCGAGGGGGGTGAGCGTCCAAGGCCACCCTTTAGCCAAACCCTTGTCGATGAGCGCGTTATGCACCGGCCATTTGCCGCCGCCTTGTGGTTGCCTGCCTGATAGCAACCATAGGCGCTGCGCCTTCGTCAGCCCCTTAGCGATCCGCGCTATTTCCTCTGGGGTGGTCATGGGGTGGGTTCCTCTATCGTGGTGCAAGTCCAATTGGTTGATGTGTAAACCTCAACCGAAAACACCTTGTCGCAATGGCCGCATTCGGTTTCAGTCAAATCTTCGTTGTAGAAATACCCGCCATCATGGATTTGAGCGCGGTCGCAATACGGGCAGATCGGCGCTTCGGCGCTGAATGTGTATTTCTCCGCCATCCTCACTCTCCCCCGTTTTGTGGTGGGGAGGCGCGGAAAGGGAACGCAATATCCGCAGGCCAGCCTTGCGTGGGCGCAGGCTGCTTTGCGCCCGCCATGTGAGCCAGATACTTCCGGCAATGCTTCTGCCAGACCTTCTTGCCCCATGACGTGCCCATGCTGAATTGCTGGCCATGCTTGCGCAGTTCCTTGCGCAGATCGTCCGGCGTCATGCTGGGGTTGTCTTGATGGATTTGCGCGATCACACGCGGCGCATCGACCTGCCAATTCCTCACAGCCCTTCTCCCTCTGGTGCGTCGGGGAGGGCGGCTAGAACCCCTCGCAAAGCCTCCGCAGCCTTCTCGCGGCCACCGCTCCACCATGCGTTGGCAATGGCTTCGGCTTGCTGCCATAGTGATGTGGCGACAGGCTGGGGCGTAGGTGTGCGGGCGTATTCCACGCTGCCCACAAAAGGCTCGGTCGACCATTTGCGGATGGTGCCGAGGTGGGAAAATGCTACGTGCATGGTATTCGGTTCCGTCATAACCTATCCTTTGCTCTAGCAGCGCGCATCCGTAGGCGGTTTTGCACCTTGCGCTTGATCTTGCGTCCCTCGCCGATAAGCCTAACCGCCTTGCCAAGTTCGGCCAAGTCGGTGTTATCCATCAAATCAGCGTGGCTTGTGTGCGCAGAGTATGCGCCACTTGGGGGCTTGTCAACTGGCATCTTTTGCCTCCACATATTTGGCCTTGGCTTTGGCTTGCGCCTCCAACCTAGCCAGTATCTCCTGCAAGCGCGGGGAAGTATCACACTCCCCCCGCAGCACCCTAACGCGCCAAGTGTGGCTTTCCGAAAACGTGGCGGCGTATTCCATGCGGGCTTGTTGGATCATGCGTCACCATCTTTCGCGCGCTCGGCAAGCATGGCGTCGGCCAGTTCGTAGGCGAAAAAGGCATGTTCACTGGGGCAACTAGAGTTTCCAATGACGGCCAAAGCCTGCCCTGCAAACCAATCGCGCAGGGTCATGCCTTCTCGTGCGGTCAAATGCCCATTCCATTGCTGTATAGTTCGTGGGAACGCCTGCGGATTATCAGCCATCCTCAAATCTCCCCAGCCGTGCTTGCGATAAGTTCATCCATTGCGGCGGCTTTTACTTTCTTCGCCTCCCTACGCAGATTGTCGGTCTCAGCCTTCCTTGCACGGCGGGCGGCATCGGCGGCCTTGATGGCGGATAGTTCGGCGCGGCTGGTGGCGAGGTCTTGTTCCGCCTCCTTCCAGTTCAAGAAAGTAGCGTTGGCCTTAACTTGCCAGCTTTCCGCCAACTCCCGCGCCTCGGCCAATTCAGCCCGCAGCTTCTTGTTTCCAAATCCAAACATATCAATCTTCCTTCTTCTGCTGGTTAACTTTTACCTCTGCCCAAGTCTGGCCTACTGCATTACACAAGGGCCAAGACGTAGGCGGGTTAACGCGGTGCGGGGTGTTGGTGCAGTGTTGGGCGGGGTTCATATGACGTAATCCTCCGCTTCGAGGCGATTGATGAAGAAGTGGACGCCGCCCGCGCATTCATCCTGCCAGTTGTCAGACCAGTTCCCGGCCTCGACACGCTCACCGGCTTCGTAAGTGAATTTCGGGTCGTGACTGGAAACACCAATATCAGCGCCGATCACTTCCAGCACATCAGCAAATTGGGCGCGGCACTTGCGGCCAAATGCGTGTGAGCGTGGCGATTCCTCTGGGATGCGCAGCTTGACGATCACGCCATCCCTGCACTTCTTCCAGCCAATCAAAGACCCCTCGGGCAGGATGCGGGTTTTGGCGATAGCCAAATCCGCGCTTTTAGCCCCCGACAGGTAAGCCCCCGACAGGTCAGCCCGCGACAGGTCAGCCCGCGACAGGTCAGCCCCCGACAGGTCAGCCCGCGACAGGTAAGCCCCCGACAGGTCAGCCCCCGACAGGTTAGCCCGCGACAGGTCAGCCCCCGACAGGTTAGCCCCCGATTTTGCTGCCCACTTGATAGCCAAGCCGAGTTTTACGCGGGAGGTCATATCCGGCGTGACTTCAATCTCTGCTGTAAATTGAACGGCATTCGTCCATCGGTTGCGGACGTCAAATTTTTCTAGGTTCACATCACAATCCACTTCAACAAAGCCAGCGACCACCACGGGGATGACACGGCAAAAACAGTAAGCGCCAGATTGGCGGCGAATTGGCGGGTCATAAGAAGCCCTCATAATCCGTATCATCACAATCATCAGCCATCCGGCTAACAGCCCTGCCAATCAAGCTGCCTGCGATAATCGAAACGGCAATCCAGCCGAAAAATGCGGCAATAATTGCTAGAATGGCCATCAAACCAACTCCCTAATCCAGCCAGCCAGATCGGCGCGGCGTTGCTGTTCAATCTCGCGGGCCTTGTCATATGCCGACTTGGCGCGCTGCAATTCGCAATGCGCTTGCCAGTAAGCCTCATGCGCATCATCTGGCTGGTGCGGTTCGGTGAATGTGTGGTGAAAGCCCATTACAGGTCATCCCTTTCGCGCGCCAGATCATAGCGGTAATCCGCCTCCTGATCGAATTGATCCTGCCAGTCATCATCAACCTTGCCCTTGGCGGCGCTCAGTGCGGCGGCTTCCTCGGCATCGGTCAATTCAAACTCCACCCCGTCACGCTCTGCGCTGTCGATGGTTAGTTCTGTGCCTTCGTCCTTCCAATGGCGCTCGGCAGTGTAGTAGATAACCGCGTCAAAGCAGTCATCCCCGCGCTGGATTTCCATTTCAAAGTGTGATTGGATTTTGGTCATTATGCGCTCCATTCGGTGCGTTGCTGATGCGTCACTTATGGGCTGTAGCGTTTAACGTGTCAACACAAAATCGCGTAGCAAGCGACATATTTTTATCTTGACCAATCTAGTTAAGCGCTACATACATTGCGCATGACTGAAACCCAACAACTGATCGCCCGCATTCATGCTTTGGCAAAAAAGCTGAACCGCGCCCCATCAACCCTATCAGCCAAAGTGCTAGGCGGCGGCAAAGTCCTGTCAGACCTAGAGCGCGGAAAGACAATCACGCTGGCCAAGTATGAGCGGGCGCAAGCTGCTTTGAGTGAAATGGAGAAGGCTTGTGGTTGAGCCGGTCACCATTGGTCGCGCAACGCTCTATTTGGGCGATTGCCGTGATATTTTGCCGACATTAGGCAAGGTTGATGCGGTGGTTACTGATCCGCCGTTTGGAATGAACTTTCAGAGTAATTATAGGATTGAGAAGCATCTTGCGATTGCAAATGATGATACTGAGGAGCTTTTGATTTGGGCCTGCAGCCTACCAGCCAGCCATTCGCGCTATGTGTTTTGCCGCTGGGATAACCTTTTTGCAGTGCCTAAGCCCAAGAGCGTTGTCACATGGGTGAAGAATAATCATTCAATGGGCGACCTTGAGCATGAGCATGGGCGGCAGACTGAAATTTGCCTATTCTACCCATGTGAAAATCACGACTTTCCTAAAGGACGCCCTACTGACGTTATTCGCGCCCCTAGAACTGGGAACGGATACCATCCTACCGAAAAGCCAGTACAATTAATGCGGGCAGTTTGTGATTGGACGCGAGGCACCATCCTAGACCCCTTCATGGGTAGCGGCACAACCGGCGTTGCAGCCGTTCAAATGGGCCGCGACTTCATAGGAATCGAGCGCGAACATAAGTATTTCGACATTGCCTGCAAACGGATCGAGGATGCCCATCGGCAAGGCGATATGTTTATGGAGACCAGCCCATGCACTGGCTAACAGAACTATCCCGCACTCATAGCGGCCAATCGCTCCTAACCGCGGTGGAGGACGTTCTCTACCGCCGATGCGAGGGCCAAGCCCGCAGGCCTCCCCGTAGTGCAGAACACTGGACGCGGAGAGCGCGCAATCTTATCGGAAACGCTGGTCATTCGCACCGGCTTAGGACGGAACAACCATGACAGACACAACAATTCTCGCAGTCGGCGCAATCACCTTAGCGGCGATGGAAATAACTGGCCAAGCCCGCAGCGATATTATGGGCCAGTCCCGCAAGCCTGCGTTGGTGAGAATACGGCAAGCGATTATCTTGGTGGCAAAGGAAAACAACCCGCCAAGCTTGTCATATCCGACAATTGGTTATCGGCTGGGGGGTAGGGATCATTCCACCATCATTCACTCATACCATGAGGCTAAACGCAAGCTGGCCCATGATCCTAGCTTTGCTGGTCTGGTGGCCAATATCGAAAAGCGCGCACGTGAAATTGGGCCAAACTATATCTTTTATTGTGGCAAGGATCCAGAACGGCTAAATCAGCCAATCAAGGTCGAACTTCTACAGCCTAAGCCACATCTGGCAATAAAAGAGCAACCCAAGCCGCCCCTGCCCTTTCCATCGGATCGGATTATCAACGTGGACGTCATCAAAGGCGGCGAGAAGTGCTACGTCAACGGCATGGGCAACTTCGTGCTAGATAAGGATGGCGTAGCAATGAACGAAAAGATGGATCACAACGCGGTTGTCATCGCGGTATGGAAGCTGGGTTGCGCGATTATTGAGGCGCGGAAGGTTGGGTAATGGCGTGGGGTCTAAGCACCCCACAACCGCATAACCTCTTTCTCCACCAATGGACGAATATGAGGCGGGACTTTGCCTAGTGCAGCCCGCCTTTTTTCACGTGTGTCGATGGCCATCACTTGCTTGGCAGCGTCATGGATAAAGAACGCGGCCCAACTCTTGATCGGGGACGCCACGTCATCGGGATCAACCCTGCCGGTAAGGTAATCCGCAAGCTGCTCTGATGGCCATTGGCCACGCTTGGCGGGCGCTACAGGCGAGAATAGGTCACGCATCCAGCCAAGCCTCAAATGCTTCCCACGCAGCTTCCGCGCCCAATGCAACGCAGGCAAAAGCCCCAGCCTCTGCGCAGGCCTCTAGATACTCTTGCTGGCCATCCTGCCAAGCCGACAACGTATGGTTGCGCCGCTTCAATTCGCACACAAAAGACTTGGCCGCAGGGATCACAATGTCAGCCGCGCCTTTGGCCATGCCTTCGATCTTGTGCTTGTTGATGGATGAAAATTGCCCTCCAGTCTTTAGCCCCTCATTGCGCGGGTGCAGGGCGATTACCCCCCAAGTGTCGGGATATTCCCGCCGCAACCGGCTAAAAAAGCTGGCCTGCTCGATTTCCTCTTTGTGGCACTTCCCGCGAAAGGACGTATCTCCCCAGATCGGCACGGGACAGGTGGTTAGCTTCATTGGGCAGTCTCCTTTATGGCTGGCTCTTCGTCGGCTGGCTGGTTATAGGCCACCATCTCGAAAAAGCTGGTCGCCTCGTTCTTGCGGTAGGTTATGGTTTTCGGCACTTCGCCAAACATCGTAGCGCCTGCAAACCGCGCATATTCTTTCATGCCCTTGCTATGGGTCGCCTCAGGCAAAAACCACACGCTAAATTGCCGATAGGGAGTTACCCAATTGACTTGCAAAGTTTTGTTGCCGCGCTGGCTTATGCTTTCCTTTGTCGTCATCGAGATCACAACATCGGTTTGCAGGCGCGTTGGGTCGCGCTTCATGGCCTTAAAGTCAGCCACAAGCTTTTCGTTAGGGTCTACAATCTCCCCCTTGCACACATAGCAAAACCGCGCCGCAATATCGTTCACCTCGCCGCAATGCGGGCATTCCTTACCCGTCCAACGATAATTACAGCGCTCGTATTCGCCCTTGGGGCCGGTCTGGATCAAGCCAAAGCATCGGCGCCCATAGTGGGCAGGCAAGGGGCCGTGTTCGGTCTGTATCTGGCCCCCAAACACATCTAGGCAATATCCATGCTTGTCGCGCTGATAATCAACATAGTCGCCATGCAAGCGAAATTCATTCTTATGAGCGCAGTCTGGGCATTCGGCCTCAATCATCTCGCCAGCGCCGCCAGCGCCTTTTGCTTTTATGATCGGCGCGAATAAATCTCCATCGGGGCAGTGTGTTTCAAGATTGTTTGCATAGTCCAAGATGACACAATCGCGCTTCATTGGTGAAAGCCTAAGCCCACGCCCAATAATCTGCTGTAATAACCCAACGCTTTCTGTGCGGCGCAAAATCGCAACAACGTCAACATGCGGGCAATCCCAACCTGTCGTTAGAACCCCTACATTAACAAGGTATTTTAGTTTTTTTTCTTCAAATTGCTCTAGAATTTTCCCTCTGTCGGCGCTTACTCCAGTAACAATCCCAGAACGCTCTGGGGGTAAACTAGCCATAATTTCCTCAGCGTGACGAACTGTAGAGGCAAAAAATACAACGCCATGCCTACCTTGAGACTGTCCCACAACATCCGCCACAATTGCAGCCGTTTTCCTACCATGGCCTACGAATGCTTGATCAACGCTTTCGGGGTCAAATTTACCATTAGGTAGCAATCTCAACCCGCTCGTGTCGTATGAGCTAGAATTAATTGCGCCAATAATTGGTTTCGTTAAATAACCTTGTTCAATTAGCGAACGAGCATCAATTCGATAAGTGCATTTGGCAAAATACGGATCACGGCAAACGTCATCCCCGTTGGCTTTATTGTCAGATCCTATCCGGTAAATATAGCCTTTACCAAGCTTAAACGGAGTAGCGGATAACCCTATAACGCGCAAATTAGGATTACCTTTGCGCATCGCGTCAATAATCGCAATCACTGTAGGTGCAATGGTGTGAGCCTCATCGATTACGATTGCGCAAAAGCCATCAGCGCCTTGCTTGCAAAAACGGCTAATTGCGTTTTTAACAGTCCCGGGAGTTGCAAAAATAACTTTATGGCGAGTTGATTTAATTCCAGCACTAGCGCTAAAAATTGACGCGCTTTCGCCAGTAGCAACGTATTTTGCATGGTTTTGCTTTACCAATTCCGCACTAGGAGCAAGGCATAGGACGCGCTTACCTCGGCTTGTTGTATGAAGCCAATTCGCCAGCGATGCTATAATGTGGCTTTTCCCCGCCCCAGTCGCAGCCTCAATTAGGCATGGGGATATGCTGGCGCGCACCCATTCTTTAGTGGCTTCTACTGCCTCGGATTGATAGGGGCGTAGCTCAGACATAAAACCACCTCATCCCATAAGCATTCCCGCCAAGTTTTAAAGAACGGCAAATCGCGCCAGTATTTGCTTTAGGGTTGCCATTTTGCTGAAGCCAATCAACAGCGTGGCGAAGCGATGCAAATTCCATTCCGTTAGAGCATGTAACCGGTTTCCACCTTTTGGGGCGCGGCTGGCTCATTTTATTAACATAGCAAAAATTCGCTTCGCCGTTTTCAATAAAACCCCATTCGTATCCATACGAATGATTAGTTTCACCATTAGCACAAAAGCTAATACTAACCTTAGCGGTTTCCCAGTTGTCAAAACTGACAAATTTGGCTGCATCAGTTACGCTTGAAAACCTCAAGCCACACCGCGTTGCAATAGGCTTAGAGTTTTTCTTTTTTGCCAATGCTATTGAATGGGGTGATGGCTTTCTACCCTTGTTGCTTCTGGAGCATTTCTCGCGTTGCTGATCTGAAGGGATACGACCACTTGTCCCTTCTCCGCCATTTGTCATATTGCAAAGGCGTTGTTTGCCCAAAGCGTGAATAAGGGATTTTTCAAGAGAAAAGGCGCAAGGCTCTGGCATCCCAGACTTAACAATCTGGTAAATAATACCATGCTTTAAAACTGTTCTATGCCACCTCTGGTTACGCCCAACTTTACTATAAGGCCTTTGTGGCTTGCCTTTGCCAACATAAAATGGCGTAAGGTCGCTTTTCCGCTTGTGAATATAAACGCAATACATACCCCCTCCTTCTCTGGGGTTCCCATATGAATTTCGCGGAAGGAGGAGGGAAACCCTCTTTTCGACTGGCCGGTCTATCCGCGAAATATGACTATGCATAAATATTTGAAAAATTCAAGTTATCACTTAAGCCCCCAAAACTCGCTAGGCTTCCCACGATAGGGTTCCAGATCGGCCTTGGGGCAAAGCGCCTTGATTGCCTTGCCATAGGAGATAGCGCCATCGCGCTTAGTGAGCGTTAACTTGCGCCCGCCGATGATGGCATTCTTGCCGCCAGCCAAGGCCACCATATCCGCAAGCAAGTCTTTCTTGCGTTCGGTGGCGCGTTCAATCTGTTCGGCTAGATACTCCCATTCTTGCACCATCTTGGCGGCTTCCGGCGTATCAATCTCGACACGCTTAGGCGCTAGATGCTCGGAAGAATTATTGGCCACCTCGTCCAGATATTCCGCATGAAACTGACGCAAGCGAGGGATATTGTCAGCAACCCATGCAGGATCAGCCGCCACGCGATGCAGGCTAGTCCCGCTGGCAGACCATTGGTAAAAATGGCAGTGGCTTGTGGCAGTCACAAACATCTGCACTTGCATTTGCGCCATATAGTGCGGCTGTTCATGCGGTGCCTTGAATATGGGATTAGCGCTCTTGCGCAGGCCAAAGGGGCATTTGATCTCTACTAGCCCCCCATCGCTGGTAAAGCCATCGGGAGACGCGCCTAGCCAATCCTCATAAGTCACAAAAGGCGCAGGCGTTACGATCAGGCCGGTTTCCATCTGAAATTCAATAACCGCATTGGCCTCGTTTGCGGTGCCGTATTCGGTGGCGATGTTGCCGGTAAATTCGGTCTCCGCGCCGATAGCAGCGCGCACCATCGCCCGCATAGCATCGGCCCGCGTCATGTAAGGCGACAAGCCCAAAATAGCGCCCACAATTGAGCCAGTAACGCGGCCAATTCGCTGTTGGTGCCATTCGGGGGTTCTTTGTTCGATCATGGTAAGCTCCTGCTGTTAGCCTCGCCCCCGCGGCCGCCGCCGCAGGGGTCTGGTAACGGCAGGATCAGAACGGAATGTCTGAGTCGTCGTCATCATCAACCGGCGCGGCTGGTTTAGCCGGTTTCACCGGCGCAACCGCAGCCGATGCAGCAACATTCGTCCCCTTGCTCTTGGGGAACACTGCCGCGATCCAGTTGCCGGAATTGGGAGAACCATCACGGCCCACCATCTCCCAGACCATGCACTTGATGACCATTTGCTTGTCCTGCAAGGCAATCGCCAAGTCGTCGTTGCTCGGCTTGCGAGGCGTCTTGGCCAGCTTGCCGCCGCAGTTGGCGTCAATAGCCGCAAGCATCCTTTTGGCCTTGTCGCGCTTGTCTTTGGCCTTGTCGGCGCTCTTGGCGTTCGGATCGTCTTCCGTCACCCAAAGCTTTTGAAAGATCTTGCGATTGATGTAAGGCTCCGGCCCATCAACCGACCAGCGCAGGCTGATGTATTCCGCGTTTTCGTTCTGCGTGAACGCCCATTCTGCCTTGTCAACATGCGCCAGCACGTTGCTCTCGTTCGGAATAGGCTCAAGATTGCCCGTAGGCGTCTCAAATTCTTTCTCGCCAGTTGCGGCGCTTTCGCCATCGCTCAAGTCCCAGAATGACATTATTCGGCTCCTTCGTTTTCAGTTTCAGTTTCGGATGTAGTTTCAGGTGCAGCCTTGGCTTTCGCCTTCGTCTTACCAGCCTGCGCCTTGGCGCGAATGAAGGCAGCAAGCGGGTTCTTGCCTGCTTCCAATTCCAGAGGCTCGGTAATGCCATAGCCGTTCTTCGAGACGCTGGCGGCTGTCGCAAAACAGATTAATTCGCGGTCGCCGTTGCTGATGACTTTCTTGCGGTCGCCATCCTCGCCGCGCAAAGCCGACACAAGCCGCACAAAGCCCACAAGGTCAACATCATCGACATATGCGGGCAGGCTCTTGCTGTTAAGCCGCAGGCTGTAGCGGCTGTAGTCGTCCGTATCTGGCAGCTTCATGGTTTCCAGATCAGCGTGGCTGATAAAAACCACAGCCATGCGGCGCTGCTCACTGATGCGGCCTGCAAGCTTGCGTACCCCGCGATGGCGCGTTGCAAGAGCGGCAAAGCCAGCGCCATAGCCACCAAGGGCAGTAGACAGGGTTTTGGCGCGGCCATCCTGCGCCAGAATAGCCTCGGTAAAAATGGCTTCCAGCGCGCTAACGCTGTCGATCACAAGCGTTTTGTAATCATGCGGCTGCTCCAAAAGCCACATCATCTGCGCCATAAGATCGGCCTCGGTCTTAATAACGGGAAACGCATCCGGCATTTCGCAGGCCTCATGGATGCGGCCCACGCCATCCTCGGCGCGAAGAAAAACAGGGCTGGGGAATGTTGCGGCAAGGCTGCTCTTGCCTACGCCTGCATCGCCGCAAATGGTGATGATTGGAGGGCGCGCAGATGGTTTAGAAGGGGGGGCAATTGTTGACATAGTGTCACCTTATGTTTGGCACATTGGCCACGCCTAGCAGCGATAGGCTTTCTTGCGCTGCGAAAATGACACTAGACAAGCCTGCCGCGCTTTGCAATACCAAAAATCTAGCTTCACATAAGGAAATATCAAAATGCAGGAATATGAGTGGATCAGGAGCGCGCTACATGATCGGCGAATCAGTGTGGTGGCGCAAAAGACAGGGCTTTCTGAGCCTACGGTGCGCGCTATTCGTGACAATCCAGACTGCAACCCTACTATCTCCACGCTGGAAAAGCTTTCCAACTACCTGAAAGGCGGGCTTGCGTGACCCACGATTGGCAGGCCATAAAGGCAAAAAATCCATTGGCGGAAATTGTGGGAAAGGTTGTTGCGCTCAAGAAAATAGGAAACGAATATAAGGGCCTATGCCCATTCCATAATGAAAAGTCGCCTAGCTTCCATGTGATACCGGACAAGGGTTTTTACCATTGCTTCGGCTGCGGGGCGCATGGCGATGTGGTGGACTTTATTGTCCATACACAAGGTATGACGCAATCCGATGCGCTGGCTATGCTGGATGGCGGCACAACTCGGCTAACACCTATCGAGCGCAAGGAATATGATGCGGCGATGGCGGAGCGCGAAGCGCAAGCCCAAGCCGACAAGGCCCGCGCAATCGCCAAGGCGCAAGCCCGATGGGAGCGCGCTAGCACGGATACGGAAGGCAACGCCTACTTGGCAAAAAAAGGCGTTATGGCCCATGATTGCAAGGTAGAAGGCGATAACCTCTTGCTGCCTATTTATGGCCCTGATGGAGTCTTGCAATCCGTCCAGACCATAGCGCCCGATAGCGGCAAGAAGTTTCAAGCTGGCGCGCCCACAAAGGCAGGGCGTATGATGATCGGCATCCACATGGGCCGCACCATCATCTGCGAGGGCTATGCTACCGGCGCAAGCATTCATGACGCTGTGCCGGATCAGGTGTGCATTGCCTTTAGTAAAGGCAACATGCACGTAATCGCCCGTGAACTAGCAGCCGATGGCGTTTCGATCCTATTGGCCTGCGATGCCAACGCGGTTGATGAAATGCGCACCCTAGCCCGCGAACTGGATTGCCCCCTAGCCGCTCCTGCATCGGGCAGTGACTTTAACGACCAAGCACAAGATACCGGCCCTGATAGTGTGGCCGCTACTTTTGCGAAGGCGCTTAGGGATTTTGCCAGCGCCAAACAAGCCGCTGCTGATGAAGCTACCGCCGATGCGCAGCCTGTTGACCTTTGGGCCAAGTATGCAGCGCCAGTCCTACCCAAGGGCGTCTTGCCGGATATTATTGAGCGCTTCGCCCGCATTCGCGCAGATCAGATGGGCATTGATCCGGGCGGCTTGGCAATGTCGGCAATCACCGTTGCAGCATCGGTTATCCGCGATAGCATCAAGATTAAGGTCAAGCGTCATGAGAACTGGACGGAAAGCGCCCGCCTTTGGACAATGCTTATCGGTGACCCATCCTATAAAAAATCGCCCATTATGCGCGCAGCCGCAAGCAAGCTAAAGAAAATGGATGGCGATCTAATGCGCCAAGGCAACAAGGCGATGATGGATTGGCAGGAACAAGGCGGCACTAAGGGCGGCGGCCCTATGCCAGCAATGCCCCGCTTGCGCGTTGAGGATGTCACAATGGAGGCGACGCAAGAGGTTTGCCGCCACAGCCCTGATGGAATCCTAGTCTTGCAAGATGAATTGTCCGGCTGGTTTGGCGGTATTGAAAAATACAGCGGCGGGAAAGGTAGCGCCAAGGATCGAAGCTTTTGGCTTACCGCGTTCGGTGGCGGGGAATACGCTGTCAACCGCGTAGGCCGCGGATCATTCCTGATTGATAATCTGTCTGTCTCAATTCTTGGCGGCGTCCAGCCAGATCCCATCCGCCGCATTGTAGGCGATGCGACTGATGACGGTCTTATCCAGCGTTTCTTGCCGGTGATCCTACAGCCTGCCAACATCGGGCGCGATGAAGAGGGCTGCGATGTGGCCTATGAATATGATGACATTATCGAGCGCCTGCATAATCTAAAAGCCCCAGACAGCATTCTAGGCCAAGTGCCTTTGCAGTTTGATGATGGCGCTAGGGCTATCCGTGAAAAACTAGAGGCCAAGCATCATAAGCTGGTGGTGAGCACTGAGGGATTTAACAAAAAGCTTGCGGCCCATATCGGCAAGTTTGACGGGATATTCCCCCGTCTCTGCATTATCTGGCATTGCCTAGAGTATGTCAGCGCGCCGGACTTTGACCCCGCAGAGCCTTTGCCTATTATCGTCGCGCAAGCCACCGCAGCGCGGGCAGAAGCTTTCCTATCGGGTTATATCATGAAGCATAGCCTAGCATTCTATGCGGGCGTTATTGGCTTGTCTGATGACCATGATGACCTCGTAGACGTTGCAGGCTACATTCTGGCCAAGGGCAAGGACAAGGTGACTATCCGCGATATTCGGATGGGCATTAGATCCATGCGCAAGATTGACCGTGAAGCTGGTATAAAGCTGTTTCAACGCCTTGAGGCGTTGTCATGGGTTGATCCCGTCAACATGCGCGCAGACGCCCCTAGCTGGAACGTCAACCCCGCAGTGCATGAATTGTTTGCTGCCAAAGCTGAGCATGAACGCCTGCGTAGGACTGAAATGCGGCTGGCTATCCATGAAATGCTCGGGGCTGATGATAGTGAGTAGAAATCCTATTATTAGCCGAATATCGTCAACGGTCGTCAACGGTCTAGCCAAAATCACATACCAGACCGTTGACAACCGTTGCTCGCGTAGGAAAAGATATTTTTTATCTCTTTTTCTATGAATGCGCATATCGCGCGCGCGCGTAAGCAACGGTCGTCAACGGTTAGGTTTTGGTGGCCGATAACCCCCTCTCACCTTGCCAACCCCCTCTCACAATGCTAGATTGCCCCCATGCTAATCACAGCTCATGCAGTGCAGCGCTACAAAGAGCGGGTCGCGGACGTTCCCGTTCTCGAAGCTATGGAGGCGTTGTCCTGCGATGCGGTGAAGGCGGCAATTAACTTTGGCGCAAAGGTGGTGAAGCTGCATGGAGGGCAAAGGATTATCATCCAGGGGCAGTCGGTGGTAACTGTCATTCCGCATACGCGGATCAACCGCAACACGCTGCGCATCTGGGAGCATGAAGGGGTTGGGTTTGATGGCTGAGAATATCATACAGTTTCAGGATGGCCGTTTAGCTGCGATGGCAGGCGAAAAGCGTGACGCGCGCAAAAGCAAAGACTGGTTAGAAGGATACGACCAGACTAGGCAGGCCAAAGAGGCAAGCTATGTCATCGCCTAAGCTAACCCTCAAGCAAGAGAACTTTGTCCTAGCATACATAGAGACGGGCAACGCTTCGGAGGCTTATCGGCGCGCTTATGACGCGCAGAACATGAAGGCGGAAAGCATTGTGGTGAGCGCCAGCAAGCTGATGGCTCAGCCTAACATCGCCCTAAGGGTTGCTGAATTGAAGGCAGAGGCCAAAGAGCGTTGCCTGGTGACTGTTGAAAGCCTCACAGAAGAACTTGAGGAAGCCCGCGCACTGGCCAAGCAAGAGGGCCAAGCAAGCGCTGCTGTTGCTGCAACAATGGGCAAGGCCAAGCTGCACAAGCTGCTGACCGATGTGATCGATCACAAGTCTAGCGATAAATCCATGACGCCCACGAGCATCGACGCAACGAAGCTATCAAGTGATACGCTCAAGGAAATTATGGCGGCGCATAATGCTTCTAACGCAGGCTGACATTCTCGCTTGCGAAAAGGAACTGTGCAGCCGCTCCCTAGCCGAGTTTGCACAGCGCGCTTGGCACATCCTAGAGCCATCTACGGAACTAAAGTGGGGATGGGTGTTGGATGCTGTTTGTGAGCATCTAGAGGCTGTTACAAACGATCAAATACGCCGCCTGCTAATGAACGTTCCCCCCGGCTCTATGAAGTCGCTTCTCACTGGCGTTATCTGGCCAGCTTGGGAATGGGGGCCGCGCAACATGCCACACTTGCGGCACCTTGGCACCGCTCACAAGCAAGACTTGGCTGTTCGGGATAACATCAAGTGCCGCCGCTTAATCCAATCAGACTGGTTCCAAAAGCGCTGGCCCGTTGAGATTGCGGGCGACCAGAACGCCAAGACCAAGTTTGAAAACACATCCACCGGATTCATGGAGGCGATGGCCTTCACATCCATGACGGGTTCGCGTGGTGATAGGGTTCGCCTAGATGACCCTCACAGCGTTGATGATGCTAACAGCGTTGCCCATCTATCGGCTGGCGTGACAACGTTCCGTGAAGCACTTCCTAGCCGAGTGAACAATGAAAAGTCGGCTATCGTAATCGTCATGCAGCGCGTTAACGAGGCGGACGTATCATCGGTAGCGATTGAGTTGGGCTACGACCATCTTTGCATTCCGATGCGCTATGAACACGGGCGATCTAAATGGTCTGTAGGCGCTGGCGACCCGCGCAAGGTTGACGGGGAATTGATGTTCCCTGAGCGCTTTCCAGAAGAGCAAGTCTCCGAACTGGAAAAGACAATGGGAAGCTATGCCGTTGCGGGCCAGTTGCAGCAGCGCCCTAGCCCTCGTGGTGGCGGGATTATCAAGGAAGAGTGGTTCAGGCATTACCGAGACTTGCCACCCCTAGAGTGGCGTTCGATCTATGCCGACACAGCACAAAAGACCGGCCAAGAGAACGATTATAGCGTTTTCCAGTGCTGGGGCAGGACGACAACGGGGCAGGCTGTCTTGCTGGATCAGGTGCGCGGCAAGTGGGAAGCGCCAGAACTACTAGAGCAGGCGCGCTCTTTCTGGATCAAGCATCAAGGCGAAAAGCATTCTGCACCATTGCGGGCATTCAAGGTTGAGGACAAGGTTTCAGGCACCGGCCTAATCCAGACTGTGAGGCGCGAAGGCATTCCTGTAATAGCAGTTCAGCGCAACAAGGATAAGGTTTCGCGGGCCTATGATGCTGCGCCATTTATCCAAAGCGGCAACGTCCTATTGCCAGAATGGGCGGATTGGCTGGAAGGATTTGTAGATGAAGCCATTACGTTCCCATCTGGCGCGCATGATGACCAGCTAGATCCGTTGTTTGACGCAATTGCTGATGTGCAGTTTAGTCCGCCAATGGCTCCGACGACAATCCCCGTAATCCCATGCGCATCACCTTGGCGGTAAACTTGCGCTAGTGCAAAGGCTATGCTAGTTTAACTCGCCCAAGGCCGCATTGGCAGTAGGGCCACGAGGGTTTGATGGCGCTTTCAAAGACACAACGTTTGCAGCGAGTGCATACCGAGGCATTGCAGCAATACCAGCGCGCCCGCGATGCTTGCTGGGAGCAGCGTCAGCAAGCGGTGTCAGATCGGCGCTTTGTATCGATCCCCGGCGCAAGCTGGGAAGGCCCTTTCCTTACGATGTTTGAGAACCGCCCGCGTCTGGAGTTTAACAAGACGCAGCTTGCGGTGATGCGGATCATCAACGAGATGCGGAACAACCGCATTAGCGTTGACTTTACCAGCAAGGATGGCAGCACAGATGACCGCCTAGCCGATGTATGCGATGCGCTGTATCGGGCGGATGAACAAGACAGCGGCGCGCAGGAAGCCTACGATAACGCCACGGAAGAGGCTGTATCGGGCGGCTTTGGCGCATGGCGGCTTAGCACTGTCTACGAAGATGAATACGATGATGAGGACGACCGGCAGCGGATTATCATGGAGCCAATCTATGACGCTGACACATCGGTGTTCTTCGATGCTGACGCCAAGAGGCAAGACAAGTCTGACGCCCGAGAATGCTGGGTTCTCTACAGTGTGGAAAAGGACGCCTACAAGGCTGAGTGGAAAGACGATCCTACGACTTGGCCTAAGGATGCCAGCGGGACGCAGTTCGACTGGT